GTAGGCTTCATGAACTTTAAAAACAATGGGATCTTTATGGATCCCGGCCGCCTGTTCAAGTTGCGGGCTTATCAAATTCAAATGTTTGGCGGAATTGGTTATGTGAGAAAAGTAGTCGCCGCTGATTACACAATTCAAGAAATTGATTATCTAATAGGAATACAGTCTGACACTCTCAGTTCCACTATTACGTTAACTCTTCCGGCTGCTACTGCTCTTTTAAATGGGCAAACGTATATCATAAAAGACGAGGGAGGGGCGGTAGATTCATATCCTGTCACTATTACATGCACCGGTGATGATGTAATAGATGGACAAAATGAAGTACTTTTACAGTCACCCTATGCAAGCATCCAGATTTATTGCAACGGCATCGGTAAATTCTTCGTTTATTGACTATTGATCCCCTCGAGAACTCTATTTATAAATGAACGGGTGACGTATGTTTCGACATATTGAGCCTGTTTAATACAAATATATATCTTGGAGGGTATAAATATATGTCTTATAAATTTCAAACAGGTCCTGCCTTAATGGTAGGCAAATTGGTACAATCGGGAACTCTAGAAATTAGAGATGACGATGCTGGTACCTTAAGGTTTCAGATAGATACTGATTCCGGTGCTGTTTCTGGTTCAGGAACATTGCATCAAGTAGGGGCTTCCACTTTCGGTGGCGCCGTTGCTGCAACTGGCTCTATTACTGCTGGTTCTTCTTTCATCATCGGCTCTGCCGACTTGAACGAAGTCGACATGGAGAAGCTTGACGGTATCACTAATGGTACTGCTGCAGCTAGTAAGTGTATGGTGCTTGATAGCTCGGGCGAAATCGCCTCTGTCACGAAGCTTAGTGCTACTGACTTGGTTGGTACGAATATCGATGGTATCATCGGTGCTGATACCGCCCGCGCTGGTACATTTGCTGCTGTTGTCGGAACATCGGCTACTTTTAGCAGCACTCTTGCTGCCAATGGCGATGTGGATCTCGGCAACGAAGCTACCGATACTATCACCTGTACAGGTCAGTTTGATTCGGATCTTGTTCCGTCAACTGATAGCGCGAGAGATCTCGGTACTTCGACAAAGCAATGGGCAGAAGCTCACATCGATACTGGTTACATCGATGATATTACGAGTACTGGTACCATCACAACGGCTGCCTTAACGGCAACGGCTAACTTGGACATTGGTGCATACAGCTTGAGAGCTACACAGTTCACATCTGATATTGCTGATGGAACTGCGCCTTTCGTTGTTACTTCTACCACTGTGGTTACTAACCTCAATGCTGATAACCTTGATGGTACCACTTGGGCTGCTCCCGGTACCATTGGTGGTACTACGCCTGGTGCTGGTAACTTCGCTGCTTTGGATGCAACCGGAGCAACTACGCTAAATGGCGCTGTTACTCTTGGTGATGCGGCTGGTGATGATGTCACAGTTACTGGTAGAGTTGCTTCGGATGTGATCCCTAAAACGGATAGCACGAGCGATCTCGGTAGTGCTGCATTGCAGTGGGCTGAAGCTCATGTTGATGCAGGTTACATTGACGCGATTTCCGGCTCTAGCACCTTGCAAATGGTTGGTGCTGCCTTCCTCGGTGGTGCACTGAACGTTACAGGTGCAGTGAGCGCTGCAAGCACTTTGTCTGCTGCAGGTGTTACTTCTACGGCTGGTGTTACTTCAACCTCATATTCGGGTTCTACCACGATGGAAGTTGTTGGTAACACCATTTTGGGTGGCAACTTAGCTCTTTCTGGTACTTTCACCCCTACGGGTGTTACCGATACCGCTATTGCCGTTGGTTCAGATTCGCTCTATTTCCGCGATGCTGATGGATTGATGAGGAGAGATACGGTTGCTGATATCGCTAGTGCGATGGCTGGAACTGTAACCACTACGGGACTTGCCGGCAGCGGCGGTACGATAGGGTTGGCACTTCAGAGTATGACTGCTGAAACAACTGTGCAGACCGGCGACTTAATGTTGATGTGCGATGTCACTGACAATGGACAACAGACTATCACTATGGATAACTTTGTAGCTAAGTCACCTGCACTGTTGGTCGACCAAGCAATGACAGTTGCTGATGACTACATCGTTTTCCTTGATGGTGGCGCTACCGGAGATGGTAAGAAAGAAAAGTGGGCCGACCTTGTCGCTCTTATGGCTGGTTCTGGTCTTACGGCTTCATCTGGTCAGTTGTCTGCTGCTGGGTCTGGTGACTCAATTTCAGTTACCTCTCATGGAGATGCGGTTGTAACTCTGTCCGCTGGTATTAACTATGCAAGTGCTACTTTGAGTCAAAATAGGGTTTGGACGCTGCCTGCAGCCCCATCTTTGGGTGACATTGTTGTCGTTAAGGCGGCTGCGCTTGGTGGTTTTAAAATTGTCATTACCAGAAACGGTACTCAAACTATCGATGGCGACACCTCAGTTGATCTTGAATCAGAATTTGGTGCTGTTTCGTTAGTTGCTGTAACCGCAGGATCTGCTGCTCTGTGGAAAATCTACTAAGATTTCATTAGTTATCTTAAGATTATTCTTTATTTTTGGATGCCCCTCGAAAGGGGGCATCCTTTTTTTTGACTAATTATTAAGATGGATACTTTAGACTTACACGGCACTCTTCATGAAGATGCAGAATATAAAGTACATCGATTCATTTATAGAAGTAAAGTCCCTTGTAAAATTATCACTGGTCATTCTGAGCGAATGCAAGAAATTGTCCGTACAGTTATTAATGAATATGATTTAGAGTGGCATTTTGAAAGCTGTATTAATTTTGGAAGTTTAATAGTTACACATAAATAAAAAAGAGCTAATTATATAAGAGCGAGGCCCCCTTATGGCATATAATGTTTTAAAAGGTAGAGTTGATGGATCAGTAGACCAACATGCTGATCAAGAGATTGATGGAATTAAAATATTTAAAAGTACGATTAGCGCTAGCGCTTTTTATGACACAGATGCTAAGAGCGTGTGTGCAACGTTAAAAGAAGTACCTTTTCAACGTTTAGAAGGGGGCGCCAAAAATTCGCTTATTACCTTTCAAGGGGGAGTGAACGCCAAAGCTGAATATAATCTCACCTTTGATGGAACCACTCTCAAAACTAAAACCATTAGAGCAGACAAATTCTACGGTTCCGGCGAAGGCTTGCAAGACGTACCAGCAGATAGATTTAATGGGATTATCTCGGCTCAGCATTTAAATTTAGGCTCCAGTCTTCACAATGTGCGCAATCGATTACAAGTAAAGGGAACCAAAGGAATTCAAGTTGATGAGCATGGCGTTTCGATAGCCCTGGATGTCAACGGAGGTTTGGATTTTAAAGATGATGAACTATGTATAGAGCCTAAAAATTGTGCTGATATCACCACGCAGGGACAGAATCTTAGCGATGATGATATTTTGTTGGTACATGATGCATCGAGAGGAGAATTAAGAAGAACAACTGTTGCTAATTTTCATTCTTCTTATATTAATTCTAAAACTCTTCACCCAGAAGGACCCCTTAACAGTGTTCAGGTACGTGGAAAAAGCGGACTAAAAGCATCTAATGGGCTAACCTTTAATACCAATACCAATATTTTAAATTTGGATGGAGAATTGGTGACAGATTCGCTGCGCGCCAGAAGGGGCGTTATGATCGAAGGCTCTCTTAAGCATCGCGGTGCCGTCTTTAAGAAAATTAGTACCATAACGGCACCGGAATATGAGGTGCAGGAGAACGATTATACACTATTAGCGGATACCACCCAAAATGCAGTTACTATTGTGTTGCCTGCTGCTAGCGAGTGTAAAGGTAGAATGTTGCGCATAAAGAAAATAAATACAAATAAATATAAATTGAACTCACATCTCCTTACTGTTCGTGTAGAAGAAGGACTAATTGATTTTTTTAAAGATAGCATGGTCTTCAAATTTAATTATTCTAGTTGCACCCTTCAGTCTGATGGTGCAAATTGGTGGATAATTACAAAAGTGAGTTCATAATTCAGTCTTTTCACAACCTATAATACTATTTATTTTGAAAAACTATTATTTTTAGGGAGAACTATATGTCTAGTCTATTAAAAGAAGCTATTGTGGATGCCGCCGCCCTGCGCGAAGCCGCCCTCAAAAATGCTGAATCGTCAATAATTGATAAGTATTCTGATGAGGTGCGCACGGCTTTAACTAAGCTTCTTGAACAAGATGAACTTGGCGCCGACTTGGATCTAGGTGGCGATATGGGTGGCGACCTCGGTGGCGATATGGGTGCTGACCTCGGTGGTGACTTCGCACCGCCTGCTGAAGCCGAAGGTGGAGAAAGTGACGAATCACTAGATGAAGACACTGAGGATGTTCCTTATGCAGCCACAGATAGTGCCTCGAAAATGAATGGTGACAATTTGACCAACCTTCCTCCCGAAGGTAAAGATGTGGAAGTCACGCTCGATTTGGGCGCCCTCCGCGAATCCGTTGCGTCTCTGCAAGCGGAGATTGATGAAGAGCTATCCTTTGATGAGTCGGATCTTAAAGATATGTTATCGGAAGATGACGACGACGAAACTACTGAGTATGGCGACACAGATGCATCCGCCGGCGCAGCCAGCGCTGCTGAAGAGTCTGCCGATGACGCAGATGCTTCAGGCAAGAAAGGATCCACCATCGCAGAGACAGAGACTGATGATGTCGAAATTTCCGACGAACTTATTGATTCTATTGCTGAGAAACTAACCGTTGATATGGGCTATGAGCTATCCGGTTGGGCCGGCAGACCAGACTTTCAGAAAAAGCAGGGTGTAGAGCGCGACTTTGCAAGACGACGCGGCACCGATGCTAATGCAGAATTAGAAACTTTAAAGAAAGCTAAAGAAGAGTTGACTTTCGAAAATAAGCAACTCAAAAAGCGACTTTCCCAATATGAGCAGGCAACAACAGAGCTTAAAGAAGCGGTGCAAGACACCAATCTCTCTAATGCTCGCTTGCTTTATACAAATCGTGTATTACGAAATACCTCCTTAAATGAGCGACAAAAAGAAAAGATTGTCGAAGCTATTTCAAGAGCCGATTCTGTAGCAGAAGCAAAGACAATATATAAGACGCTAGAAAGCGCAGCGGGAGCTAAGCCAACGCGAAGCCCACAATCGCTGAGCGAAGCTATTACACGTCCTTCTTCTGTAATTCGTGCAACTCGTAAAGAGTCCGCACAACCCACTGACCCATTCGCAGAGCGGATGCGTCGGCTAGCAGGTATTAAATAATACAAATACATTTATAGGAGGTATTTTAAAATGGCTAGTATAGTAGAAAGATTGACCGAAGGTGTTGTCAATCGTGATATGCGTGCCGAAGGGAACGCATTGTTAAGTAAGTGGGAGAAGACTGGTCTATTAGAGGGACTTGATCAAGATCGCCATCGTCAAAGTATGGCGCGACTGCTCGAGAACCAAGCTAAGGAACTTCTCCGTGAGTCAAGCACTATGTCCGGTGGAGATGTCGAAGGCTTTGCAGCCGTCGCGTTCCCCATTGTACGCCGAGTGTTTGCAGGTTTGATCGCCAACGATCTCGTTAGCGTTCAGCCGATGAGTCTACCAAGTGGACTTATCTTCTTCCTGGACTTTACCGTCTCCACCAATGGTGCGGGACTGCCTCGTCTAGGTTATGGTGATCCAACAGGTGATGAAGAGTCCGTCTATGGCGGTGGTCGAATTGCAAGTCAGATCACTGGAGGTGTGATTATCAGCGATGCGAATGCGTCAGAAGGTCCTTATAACCTCAACAACGCATATTCGTCTCCAACTGGTTCTACCACCAGTCTAACGTTGACCTATGTAACTTCGAGTGTTTATAGCTCGAGTGCTGGTGATGTTGCTAAGCTGTGTCGATATGATACGGACTTAGAAGCTAACGCTGGTACCGCTACGGTAGCCGTTGCAACAATGGATATTAGTGGCTTTACGCAGTTCAACAAAGAGGATCTGGTGGCAGTCACCTACGTTGATGCAAGTGGTTCATACGCTCGCCTCAACCAGTCAAGCTCTGCTGGTGGTAACCCTGCCGCAAGCGCTCTTCCAGTACAGGCACGCCGTCTAACGCGCTACAGTGGTTCTTCCACTAGTGTTGTTTATCTGACTTTCGTGTCTTACGGTGGAACGACTACGGCAACACAGCTTCACAGCATGTTAACGGCATCAACTGCTATTCACACAGCTAGTTATCCCCAAACGGATAACTTTAGTGGTAGCGCTGCTCTTGGCTCAATTGTTGGTACTACTGTCTGGGGCTTGGAAAACAACGAGAACATCCCTGAGATTGACATTAAGGTCGACTCCGTGGCTGTTACCGCAGTTACCAAGAAGCTCAAGGCTAAGTGGACGCCAGAGTTGGGACAGGATCTTAATGCCTATCACAACCTTGACGCTGAAGTCGAGCTAACCAGCATTCTCTCTGAGCAGATTGCTCTTGAGATTGACCGTGAGATTCTTGAGGATCTTATTGTCGGAGCGAAGGCGAGTACTTATTACTGGTCACGTTCTCCTGGTCTGTTTGTGAACCGCGTAACTGGTGCTGAAATTGGTGCTAGCTCTGCGGCTCCTGACTTCACCGGTACCGTTAGTGAGTGGTATGAGACTCTTGTTGAAACCATCAACGATGTATCTGCACAGATTCACCGTAAAACTCTCCGTGGTGGAGCCAACTTTATCGTCTGCGGACCTGAAGTTGCCAACATCCTTGAGTTCACCGCTGGATTCCGCGCTAGCATCACTGCTGACGATGAAACCGGTACGGTTGGCGCTGTTAAGGTCGGTAGCCTTTCCAAGAAGTTCGATGTGATTGTAGACCCCTACTTCCTTCGTAACGTTATCTTGGTTGGCCGTCGAGGTTCCAGCTTCCTTGAGAGTGGATATGTATACGCACCTTATGTGCCACTACAGACTACTCCCACTATCTTTGGACCCGAAGACTTCGTGCCCCGCAAGGGCGTGATGACTCGGTACGCCAAGAAGATGGTGCGTCCCGATATGTACGGTCTAGTTATTGTGCAGGGTCTCTTAGGACAGGCAGGTAGCTAAGCCTTAAGTGCTTAAACTATAAAGCTTGCCCCCGTCTTTTGGCGGGGGCATTCTTTTATTTAATTTAGATACTATTTATTGATGGAATCGTTATAAAGGAGAATTAAGATGAACCCAAGAAGAAGACTAATGCTTAAAAGCCGCCGACACAGAGAGGCCGAACAAGCCGTGGAAACCCCCACTTTGTCGCTGACCCCTCCTCCTGTGGAAGTAGCTGCGGCTCCCGTAGAAGTGATTGCGGCCGAAGCCCCAATTATCCCTCAAGAGGAAGAGACTATTGTGGCGCCCGAGATTGTTGCCAAGGCAAAGCGCCCTCGCAAACGCAAAACCAAAAGCACTAAGAGAACTCGTAAAAACACCAGCGCTTAAAATATTTTCCTTTATAGATATAGAATAAGGCAAATTCTCGTCGGGGTTTTGTCTCGTGGACTACTAATTACTGCGAAGGAAACCATCTGAATGCCTACACCGCTTAGCCCTAAATCACAAACTAGCACAATTGTTTTGACATCCACAGGGTCGACTGCCTTGGTGGCAGCCGCAGTCCCTTATGGTGTTTATACTGGATCCGCTGATTTTTTGAGCGGTGCTGCGCTGCAGGTAAATTATGTATATAAGAAACTTGGCGGCGATGTGGTGGACATTGAACTCACACCGGCAAATGTTTATGCAGCATATGAAGAAGCTGTTTTAGAATATTCCTATATTGTTAATTTACATCAAAGTGAAAACATTCTTTCTGATGTTATGGGCAACGCTACAGGAACTTTTGACCACAAGGGCGAGAGGCTGAGTGGTCCTGAGGGTGTTAATTTACGTTATCCTCGCTTTCAAATGGCTCAAGCGCGCAACATTGGAGATGCAACCGCAACAGCGGCTGGATTTGGAGGGACCAATCCCATTTATTCGGCCTCTTTTAAGCCCGTCTCCGAAGTACAAGATTACGACTTACAAAGTATTATTGTGAGCGCTTCTAATTCGGGTGTTGATCAAGCCGGTAAGGCTGTACCTTATTCAGGTGCCGTAGGAGATAAGCGTGTAATTGTTACTAAAGTTTTCTTCCGCTCCCCACGCGCAATGTGGCGCTTTTATGGCTACTATGGGGGCGTAGGAGTCGTCGGAAATTATTCTACATATGGACAGTTTGCTGACGATTCTTCGTTCGAGATTATTCCTACATGGCAGAATAAATTACAAGCAATTATGTATGAAGATTCAATTTATACAAGAACATCTCACTATTCATATGAAATTAAAGACAACAAGTTGAGACTTTTTCCTACTCCGAGTTATTGGGGCTTTGATGATACTTCTCGCATTTGGGTTAATTTTTATGTCGATATGAAAAATGCGTGGGATAAAAATGCGAATTTTGATGACGGAAGAGAGGGCATCAACAACATTAATACTATTCCTTTTGATAATTTGCCTTATGTAAACATCAACTCTATGGGCAAACAATGGATCCGTAAATATGCTTTAGCTCTGTGCAAAGAGATGTTAGGACAAATTCGTGGCAAGTTTGCTACAATGCCGATACCGGGCGAAAGTGTTACTTTAAATCATGCTGAATTGCTCTCGCAAGCTAAAGAGGAACAACTTGCTTTAAAAGATAAATTGAGAGAAATTCTAGATAGAGTAAATTATAAGGAGTTGGCTAAGACGGATGCTGAAATGACGGATGCGGCAGTGGCGGCCCTTAAGAATTCGCCGCTCCCAATATTTGTGGGGTAACTAAACAATGAGCAACGAATGGAAAAGACCTGCGGCCCCTCCTCCTCCACTCTTTTTTGGCAAGAAAGAGCGAGATCTCGTTAAGCAAGTTAATGACGAATTAATTGAAAAAGTCATTGGTCAACAGATTCTTTATTATCCCATTGATCTGGAAAGAACGAATTTTCATGAATTATATGGAGAAGCTATTGAAAAAACATATTTGCCACCGGTGCGTGTGTATGCTCTAGTAGAGTTCACAGACTACTCCACAGATTATATGGAAAATGCGGGTATTGACAAAACGTGGGAGATTAATATACATTTTCACAAACGTCGCCTTACTGAAGATCAAAACTTATATGTGCGAGAAGGCGATTTTGTTTTATATGGAACTTATTACTATGAGATAGTAAAACTCTCAGAGCTTTCAAAGCTGTTTGGTCAAGTTGACCACAGTTTCGAAATTGCTGCACGATGCCGCCGCGCCAGAAAGGGATTATTCGATGCTACCTGATGATTTTGACTTTGCGATGATTCCGGCAGGCTCTCAACTTACATTAAGTGAGATAGGGATGCTCTCTTCTACTATTGAAACTATAGATTATGCCATTGTTTCCTGGGTTAAAGATGAATTACGTTTAAGTGCAAACACCAATGAAGGAACAACGCAGGTACCAGTTCTATGGCAAGCGCCTGAACGAGCTTATCAAATAAAACATGATAAAGCGTTGAGAGATGATGCCGGCGCCCTGAAGTTACCTTTGATTAGTGTGGAAAGGACAACCATAACTAAAGATCCTGCACGCAAAGGCGCCTTTCAAGCACAGGTATATTCGGAAGATAAGAACGGACGCACCGGTAGAATGGTGGTAGCTCGTAAGATAGTGGAAGACAAGACACGCAACTTTGCGGTTGCTGCCAACATCCGCAACGCCAATTACGGCTCCGGATCCGCGCAGCGCTATTATCCGAGAGTAAATAAAAAAATTGTAATCCGGTCGTTATCTGTACCGATTCCCATTTATGTAAATGTAGAATATAAGATTACAATTAAAAGTGAATACCAATCTCAGATGAACAGTTTGCTGCAGCCTTTTATGACCAGGACCGGTCAAATTAATTCTTTCACAATGAAGCGAAACGGTCACCTTTACGAAGCTTTTATCGATCAAGGGTTTGCTCACAACAACAATGTGTCTAATATGGGTGAAGATTTGCGTCTTTTTTCGTCCGACGTATCGATTCGGGTGTTGGGATATTTAATTGGAGAAGGCGAAAACGATGATCGTCCAATTGTGAGAGTGGAAGAAAACATCGTGGAAGTTACATTCCCTCAAGAAGGGCTCGCGGCAAAAGGCCCCGATGGTTTCTACATTATCAGTTCCTGAAGTGAAAGTTGGAATTTATTGAAGCTGTCAAAGCTTTTTGAAATCCAAAATACTATTTAAAGTATAATTGTGATACCAATTAAATCTATTTTTTAAAGAGAGGAACCACTAATGTCAGTTAAGAATTTTAAATTTGTATCTCCTGGGGTGTTTATTAATGAAATAGACAACTCGTTCATCCCGAGATCAGCGGAAGAGATAGGACCCGTTGTAGTCGGGCGCTCCACACGGGGCTTAGGTATGACTCCTGTAAAGGTTGCATCATACTCTGAATTTGTAGAAATGTTCGGAGACACAGTTCCTGGCAATGGTGGTGGAGACATCTCCCGATATGGAAACCTTCAATCTCCCATGTACGGCACATACGCAGCTAAAGCGTTCTTAAATGCTAATGTTGCTCCTCTTACTTATGTGCGACTTTTGGGACAGCAAGAATCGGCAGCTACGGGCGACGGTCTCGCCGGATGGGAGACCCTTAATGATCCTGCTTCAACGCTCCACGAAAACGGTGGTGCCTACGGCATTTGGTTGTTTGCTAGTGCTTCCGGTGACCAAGGATGGGAATCTAATTACTTAGGTACCGGCTCATTGGGAGCAATAGTATATGTCAACTCTGGTTCTACCATAGAATTAAGCGGTGGTGGCATTGGATCCGACGCCGGCGCGACCGCAGGGGACGCCCCCTCTGCCTCTTATGCGGGAGTGGCGAAAGCCGTTGCCTCCACAAGTGACGGCACTATTACGGCTATTATTAGTAGTTCTGAGAATGCTTCTCCGCGTATAGTAATTGATTTTAATTTTGATGATTCGTCTGATTCGTTTATTCGCAAGCGCCTTAACACGAATCCTCAATTGACGAGTGATGCTGGCACTTTTTATCCTTCTGCCTCTTTCAAGACTTATTGGTTAGGCGAATCATATGAACAAACTTTGCGCGATAACAGCCTCATTGGAGCCGCTGTGGGAGCAGCTATTGTACCTCTCGCTTTAAGCACTACAGTAGCTACGGGTCCCAACAACAAACGCCAAGCCTCTCAAGAAGGAAAAACAGGCTGGGTTATTGCTCAGGATTTGGGAACTGCCGGATCCTTTGCTATTGAAGATATGCCTAAACTTTTTCAACTAGTCGGCCGCGGGCATGGCGGATGGCTTCACAAGAATTGTAAAGTAACAATTGAAGACATTCGTAAGTCTGCCCTTTCCACTAGCGATTATGGAACATTCTCTGTCGTAATTCGTAGACTTTCCGATAGCGATAACGCTCAAGAAGTAATGGAAAGATTTGATTTGTGCACTTTAGACCCAACGTCGGTTAACTTTGTTGCCCGCAAGATTGGTGATCGGTATGTGGTATGGGACACGACAGCACGACGACTTAAGGAGTATGGAGATTACCCGAACCAGTCTAAGTTTGTTTATGTAAAAATGGATGCCGACTGCGAAGCTGGCGCGACAGATCCTCTGTTACTTCCTTATGGCTATTTTGGTCCGCCCAAGTTTGTTGGATCAGAGAACCTTACGAATCAAGGATCGTCACAACCTTTGACACAGGGCGCCTGGTATTTTTATACTGGCTCAACTTTCGGAGCATTCCCAAGCGTCAACGCCAAACCATACCTCTCAGGAGCTACTGGGGGGACAGCAGCGCTGACGTCTTCAATGACTTTCCCTTCGGTAAGGTTGAGATTATCAGCTTCTGATGGCGGCATTTCCGACCCCACAAGAGCATGCTTTGGGATGTCTACAACGCGCGCCGCAGATAGCACCACTTTTGATCCCAGCGTAGGAGATTATCACAATATCCTTCGAGCCTCTTTCACAGGCGGCGGCGGTGATGGTGGCGCTACAGGAATCTTGGATCACGCTTATGTCTTCTCATTAGACGATGTTTGTGTGTCCAGTGGCAACTACTTCTATGTATCTGGCTCACGCCTCCTTGAAAATAGTGTCGCTTACGGCACGCTGCTAGCGGCAGGTTATGATAGCTTTACGATGCCTTTCTTCGGCGGCTTTGACGGATTTAACGAGAAGGTGCCAGATCCCATGTACAACAAGGGAATTCCAGGCGCTGGTGGCTCAGGGACCGGTACAGCTACGGAACAAAATAGTTCAGCTTACTATACCTGGAAGCGCGCCATGGATACAGTATCCGATCCTGAAGCGGTCAACATGAATATGTTGGTGCCTCCAGGACTCACGGTTGACTCTCTCACTCAGCATGCAGTTAACATCTGTGAAGAGCGCGCCGACTCCTTAGCGCTTATTGATTTGTCGTCGGTATATATTCCTTCGGCCGAGCAATATGACCAGGGTGATAAAACCAATCGAATTGGAACAACGCCTTCAGCAGCAGCTACAGCGCTGCGCGATAGGCGGATTGACTCCAGTTACGGTGCCACTTTCTATCCATGGGTACAGACTCGGGATGAAAACACAGGACGTCTCCTGTGGATTCCGCCCAGTGTAGCAATGATGGGAGTTCTTGCAAGTTCACAACGCAAAACTGCAGTTTGGTTTGCGCCAGCCGGGTTCAATCGCGGCGGCTTAACTGACGGAGCAGCAGGAATCCCCATTACGCATGTTTCTGAGAGGTTGACCTCAAAGAATCGCGACACTCTATACGATGCAAATATTAATCCTATTGCTTCATTCCCCTCCAGCGGTATTGTGGTCTTCGGTCAGAAGACTTTGCAAGAAGCCCAGTCGGCTCTTGACAGGATTAACGTAAGAAGGCTTGTTATCTACTTGAAGAAGCAGATTTCAGTTCTTTCTACAAAGGTTCTCTTCGAACAGAACGTTCAAGCTACTTGGAACAGGTTTACAAGCTTGGTTGAGCCCCTTCTTTCGAATGTGAAAAGTCAGTTTGGTATTACCGACTATAGGTTAATATTGGACGAAACTACAACAACGCCAGACTTAATTGATCAGAACATTTTGTATGCGAAGATTATGATTAAGCCGGCACGCGCCATTGAATACATTGCCATCGACTTTGTGATCATGAACACTGGCGCTTCTTTCGATGACTAAAAGATGTGAGGGGGATTTTCCCCCTACGCACTAATTAAAACTAGAACACACAGGAGTATCCATATTATGCCATTCTGGTCAGAAAATTTCGGTGAGAGTGCCGACCTCAAAGATCCAAAGAGAAAATTTAGATTTAAAGTAGAGTTTCAAGGTATTGGAACGTCTGCTACCGGAGGAGCATTGCTATGGTATGCGAAGACAAGCTCTAAGCCCTCCTTTCAAATAAGCGCGGCGGAACACAAATATCTCAATCATACTTTCTTTTATCCTGGCTCGGTGACGTGGCAAGATGTGACGGTAACTTTGGTTGATCCTGTAGATCCAGACATGACTGCAACTCTTTCCGATATCGTACAGTTGGCCGGATATTCTCCTCCCACTGATTCCAGCGATTTGACTTCAATGTCTAAGGCAAAGTCTGCCAGCGCATTGGGGACCGTAATCATCACTCAGATTGATGCAGAAGGAAAGGACCTAGAGCAATGGACCCTGTGGAATTCTTTTATCACTGAGCTTAAGTACGGTGATTTAGAGTATGGCGCAGATGACTTGACTGAAATTTCCGTTACTCTCAAGTATGACTGGGCTCGTGTGAAGACAGCCGGCGTCTCAACTGCCGCAGCCGGCGATGGTGCCAGCGAGTTCTTCGCAGGTTAAAAAAACAAGCTAAAACAAAACGAGGTGTATATTGGCTAGAAATACAGATCGGACAGGCGCACGAAAAACTAATGTAGAAGCGCCCCCTCCACCCGTAGTACAAAATAATAATTCAGAGGGCTTTTCATTTGTCGTCCCCACTGAATTTGTGGAGCTTCCTTCAAAAGGAAAATATTATCCAGAGGGTCACCCCCTTCATGGAGAAGATACTATTGAAATTAAACAAATGACCGCAAAAGAAGAAGATTTGCTCACGTCGAGGGCTCTCCTCAAGAAGGGGATTGCAATAGATCGACTCATTAAGAGCATTATTGTCAACAAAAATGTCAACGCTGATTCGTTACTGGTAGGGGATCGCAATGCAATCTTGATTGCAACTAGAGTCTCTGGCTATGGGAGCGAATATGGTACCAGTGTGACGTGTCCTTCATGTGGAGTCCAGCAGGACTATGAGTTTAATTTGAATGACGCTTCAGTTTACGACGGCAACGGCTATAGTGCCGACGAAGCAACTCTTCAAGAAGATGGAACCTTTATGACGGTTCTTCCTCGCACCAAAGTCGAAGTTGCTTTTCGTTTGTTGAATGGAGTAGACGAGCGTAACCTAGTGATGCAAATCGAGAATGCGCGCAAGAAACGACAAGATGAAAACCCCATTACACGCCAACTTCGACAGTTTATTGTTGCAGTGAATGGCAACTCGACTCAAGAGGCTATTAACTATTTAGTAGATAATATGCCCTCGAGCGATGCGCGCCACTTGCGTCTAGTTTATAAGCTTACAACGCCTAATATTGATCTTACTCAAACGTTTGAATGTAACGAGTGTGATTATGAGCAGGAAATGGAGGTGCCGCTCACTGCGGACTTTTTTTGGCCTGACCGATGAATACATCGAGAACGTGTATGAGCAGTTCTTTTTCTTAAAGTATTCAGGCGGTTGGTCATTTTCAGAAGCTTATAATTTGCCTCTTGGTTTGCGGAAGTGGTTTGTTGGGCGCTTAGTGCAACAGATTGAAAAAGAGAATACTGCCATTGAAGAAGCTTCTCGAGGATCTGGCGGCTCTCGCACTCAAACTTTGACTCCATATAATCAACCGCAAATTCCAGACAGCATGAAGCGATAATTACGGAATTATATTAGACAGGGCAATTGCTCTGTCTTTTTTATGCAAAAACTATTTAATGTAGACGCAAGTTTATAAGAGGTATTATTTATGGGAATTGGTGATCCACCCGGAGACAATCCGTCTCCCACACCCGAGCAAATCGCGATAGCTGAACGGTTACTAAACATAGGGCGTGAAACTACTCGAGATCTTCAAACGCGACTAGAAACACTGAACAAAGTCATTAACAGAGAAGGGGAGTATAGTGCCCTCATCAAGGATGAGTACGCAGATCGCCAACGGACAAAACTTTTAAGAGAGACAGAACTACAGCTTGAAGGACAACTTCTAGATGAAATGCGTAAGCGCATCCTCGCCGGCGCAGATTACCAGGATCTACTGGAGGGGATGAGCCCCGAGCAAAAGGCGCATTATCAACAATTAGCTGACAATCTGCAGCTGTTAGACGGTCAATTAAACTCGGTTGAAGCTATTAGAGACGCTCATCAGCGCATCAACACACAGCTAGCGGAAGGCACGCCTTTACAAACTAAGATGATGAAAGCTGCAGCCGATTGGGGCGCCGCGATGGAACAGGGCGCCAGAGCGACAGCCAGTTTAGCTTGGGGTAAATCTTTGGCGGGCATGGAAGTCGCTATTAAGAAAATAACGAGAGTTGGTGTCGATCTTATAATGCAATTTGATCAACAAACTAAAGCATTTGAACGTCAACTTCAATTAGGTCCGAGATATACACAAGCGATAAAAGCTAATTACAAAGCACTTAATGAATATGGGGTGAGCATTGAAGATGCCACCAAAGCTGAAACATCGCTTGTTAAAGCTGTCACTGATTATACAATGATGAGCGGCGCCGAACAGCAAGCTTTACGCACTAGTGGCGCGCTAGCCGCAGAACTGGGCGTGAACATTGAGGACTATGCGAAGGGTGTCCAGAATTCCATGAAGATGTTCGACCTATCAGTGGGAGATGCAATTGCAGTTCAAGGAGAGCTTGCGGCTACTGCGCGCATGTTGGGGCGTGATCAAGGAGAATTTGCAGCAGAATTTGCTGCCTCTGGACAAGCGCTAGCTAAGTTTGGCGATCAAGGTGTTAAAGCGTTTAAGGACTTGCAACATATTGCCAAGATTACAGGCATGGAAATGAACAAACTGTTGAGTATTACAAACAAGTTTGATACCTTCGAAGGCGCGGCAGAACAAGCCGGTAAGCTAAATGCAGCACTAGGCGGCAACTTTGTAAATGCAATGGACTTGATGATGACTACCGATCCGGCCGAAAGGTTTAGTATGATCCGCGATTCAATCTTAGATGCTGGTTTAAGCTTTGATGACATGAGCTACTACCAGAAGAACTTTTATAAGGACGCATTAGGTCTCGCAGATGTGGGCGACCTTGCGCTAATGTTGTCTGGAAATATGGATGATTTAGCCGGCTCCTCTAATCAGAGCGCTGAAGCCCTCATTGAACAGAAAGAGCGCGCCCAAGCAGTCATGAACATTCAGGATAAACTTAAAGCTATTCTAGCTGATAACGCTGACGGGTTTTTGAAATTAGCAGAGACCGTTCAAAAATTTGTGTCATTCCTGCAGTACATTAGCCCTGTTCTCAGGTTGCTGTTTCCATTTATGGTTGCGCTCCGTGTTGCCACTATGGTGCAAGCCACGGCAAATATATTCTTGGCGTCAAGCAACCAGATGGTAGCAGCTGGAGCCAAGAAGGCTCAGATTCCGCTAATGCTTTTTGCGTCGGCGCTCTCCGCCATCGCCGCCGGCATGCTTATGAAATCTCCGTCCCTATTAGTTATAGCTTTATTCGCAATGGCAGGAGCATTGTTTGCGCTTAGCAGAGTTAGCGACACATCCGCCGCTTCTATTCAAAAATTAGCAATTCCAATGATGCAATTGGGAGCAGCTATTTTTCTCGCAACAGCAGGTGTAGCATTAATGGCTGCAGCCTTCTCGTTGCTAAGTGTTGAACAGATGGCAGGCATGGCAGTCGTATTGCTTGCTATTGGAGTAGGGCTTTATTTCTTAACGCCTGCTTTGATAGCTGCCGGCGGCGCTGCAATGGGAGTTGCTCCTGGTTTGCTTATTTTAGCTGCCGTCTTCTTGGCAATTGGCGCCGGCATCGGCATGGCTGCAGCAGGCATCGGGCTTATGGGCACCGGTATGGCAATGTTGTTTGAAGCTATAGATGTTCCGAAAGCCGGCGCTCTTCTGGCGCTGTTTATAGGCTTAGGTGTTATGGCACCACTTCTCCTTCTAGCTTCAGTGGGCGTGGGATACCTCGCAGTAGCCTTCGCAGGGCTTGCACTTTCGATGGCACTAATGAGCACTGAAAAGGTAGCCGCTTTTGGCGAATTTATCTCCTCTTTGGGAGGTTTAACTGACATAGCAAATCTTGCTGCAGTGCGGTCTGAGATTGAAGGTATTATTGAGACCATTGGAAAGCTTGACACACACAAGACTCTTACATTTACCAGCAACCTCGAAGCGTTAGCGGATGTAGAGAAACTAAGCGCAGCCACCAATCGTCGTGCCGCTGCAGGAACCAGCGCAACGGTAGAAAAAATGGCAATGATCATTAACGGCACTCAAGGAACTGCAGCCCCAGCCGGCGCCGAAACAATAGAGAGAGTAAGACAACCTGTTACTCTTAAAGTGGACGGCGACGAGATGGCCAACTTTGTAATCGAGGTAGTAGGAAAAAGAGTTAAAGAGCTTAATTTGCACAACGGCTAATTAAGTTAATAAGGAGATATAACACAATGAGCAGCGATCCTAAATTTTTCAATAACTCAGCATACAATGATCCTCGCAAAGATGAACTGTCTCCACGCTATGATGTGGACGGCACAGATGCTCTCGCAAATAAAGGTTTTGTTTTGTCGTTTTGGCATGTGCCCTCGAAAAGATCGGTTTATTTTAAAGCTTTTATCACAGCTTTTAACGAAACTTATTCTTCTGATTGGAGTGGGGAATCTGTATATGGTCGAGCGGATCCTATTTATATGTTCAAGCAAACACAGCGCAAGATAACGTTGGCATTTAAAATCCCATGCTCTACGGCCGGTGAGGGTTATGAGAACTTGTCGAAAGTTCAAAAGCTTATTCAGTTTCTCTATCCGTCTTATGAAGATCCGGCTAGCGCAACCACTATCACACAATCACCTTTGATTCGATTAAAAGTAATGAACTTGCTGACTAATGCACAGAATGGCGCCGAGGGTCAAACACCCGAGCAAATATTTGATAACTATTCGTCAACTCGCGATGCGAATTTGGGACTTTTGGGAGCCATTAACAACTTAACGGTTAATCATAATTTGGAGAACCCTGACATTGGCGTGATTGAGAAGCCTCTTGCGCGCTGGTCGCGTCAAGAAGCAGTAGGAAGCGGCGTCACATTGGACGCAATTCTTCCCAAAATGATTGAGGTCAACTTGGACTTTTCTGCAATTCACGAGACAGCGTTGGGTTGGGAAAACAGCACTAACTTTAGCAATACAAACTTTCCTTATGGTGCTCCTAACATGGACGTCGACGATTCGATGGTGAAGACCCCATGGGCAGATCAGCCTGAATATGCAGCCGGCTGGGATGTTGCCACAATTGTGACCGGATCCAATAGCATCGACACAAGCCTCTATCCTGCATTAGATCGAGAACAAGAAGAGCCAGAAGGTTACACTCCAGAGCAAGACGCTGCCAATGCTGAAGCGCGCTATGCTGGAGTATTAGGAGACTTCCGATACAAGCAAGATGTAAAGAAGCACCGCGATACGGACAATGAATATATTAAATCCTCTATGCGTGGCGAGTGGGAATCTCAAAACGAGGGAGCGCAGACAGTATTTGGAACTGAGTTAACCAATCCCTACGACTATTAATATTAAGGAGAACTTTATTAATGCCAACAAGATATAAACGAAAAGACATTATTATCAATGCCAGTGAGTATTATCAACCTCTCTTGAAAGAGCGAGGGTTAAAGGCAGTTCGTCAATACGGCACGGTTAAGATAAAGAATCCTAGTGTATCCGAGAGGTCGCGCCATAAGACTACAGTACATCTATGGTCTTACGGAGATAGGTTGTATAACTTAGCTCACACATTTTATGGCGACTCTCGCTATTGGTGGGTCATTGCGTGGTGGAACGGTTACGGGTGCGAAGCTGACATAACCACAGGCTCTCCCTTGACTATCCCCATCAACTTGGAAAAGGCACTCAAGGCATTGGGGATATAAGCTATGGCTGGATGTTGGGATGGAGATGTTACCGATTTTGATGCTATTAAAGAACTAGAGGCTGCCTACATAGAGGCAGCCTTGGGGATTCATGCGGCTGCCAATCCTACTCAAACTGCTGAGAACGGGTCAGCTATTCCAACGACAGAAGGTGCGCCTATTTGGATTGACGCAAACATTGGCTCTGACTATGCCGACTACTCCGAAGAAGGGGAGAAGTTTTGGGAGAACGCAGGGAGCAATGCCAACAAGATTTGGGGAACGTGGATGGTGGGTAACTACCAAACGAGCGGACTTGGGGACACTCGTACAGCTTTGTTCAACATACAGAGAGAAATCAATACCCATCAAGGGCTCGACCCCGCTTTGATGACCGACGAGCACAGGGCGGACATCACAGCGAAAATTGAAGCTTTCAAAGAAGCTTATCCCGACCTAGCACAATGCACCGATGGACTGCAAAAACAGGCGACTGACGATTACAGAAAGTTTCTCACAGAATTAATGGACAAAAATGACATGTTGAGAGGTCTCCCAGAGGAGATTGCCAGAATCTCTGAAGGCGCAAAAAATTCAGCAGTAGGACAAAAGTGTTTAGCTGCCCGAGCCACCGCCACGGACCGAGGCGTCTCAGCGGAGGATTTAGCGAGCGTCCAATTCGACCCCGCCACATCTGCAGCTTGCGAAGCATATGATGCGGCCATGAGCAGGGGTGCAGACCTGAAAGAACGAAAAGAAGCTCTCGTTGCGTCCGCCACGTCTACCGGCAAAGAGGGGATCGTGTTCAAAGAGCAATGTTTTTTGTTAGGTCACATTTATCAGTTGTCTCAACTTAAACAAACGCTCGATGAAGAGCAGGCACTCAAAAGCCTTCCTTATCAAGGGGGCGGCACCAATGCATGCTTGTTGGCACAGGGCGATCCTTTTGCTTTTATGAACAAACTAACTCAACATATAGGGAAAGACGGAGATAGCAGCAAAGCAGCATTTTTTGATATGAAGACAGCACAACTCTCAAGCTTGCAGCCAATGATTAGATTATTTAAAGTTATCAGTGATAAGAAAGGCAACGAAAGCCAAATAGAAATGAAGTTTGATTCTTTTTATACGAGCATGGCATATCCTTGGGGCGCTACGATGCAAAGTGCTATTGATAGAGGTGCTGCCCCATTTTTACGAGGGGGTTTCATGGGTGATCTTGAAGACTTTTTGATGAACAAAAAGAGGCGTGGCCACGGAGTAGGAATTAAAAAGTTTACCTTTTCTTATGAAGCCGATAACCCTTTTGCAATTAAAAAGAGTATCAAAGCTAAACTAGTATTGCATGCAAATACTTTTGATGAGCTTTTAAGAGATCGGGGCGATTATTCTTATGCGGATTTGGCACTTAAAACCGGAGGGTTGCCTGACGGACCCCAAGGGTGTAAACCCGTAACCACTGATCAGATTAACCCGCTCGATCATGACGTAAGCACCGTACCTGAAACTAAATTAAACTTTCGTCTTAAAGCCATCGTAGGCTGGGCGCGCCCCGGTACAGATAGTTTGATTCCATCGGGCGATCCTCTCAAAAAAGCTATTGAAGATTCGTGCATTACTTTAAATCTCACTCCCACTATTCATGAGTTTAATATTGACGAACAAGGGCGCGTAGAGTTTGTATTAAATTATTTAGCATACGTAGAAGACTTCTTTGACCAATCTGTCTTTAATATTTTTAGCGATCCTACAGTCACAGTCAGTCAACTGAATCGCAAACTTCAATATCAAGAATATAATAAAACTTGCGAGACCGAAAAAGTAAACGAATTGCGGTCGTCTCAAAAAGATCTTATGCAAGCAGAAATTGATACTAGTATGCAGTCCTTAGTTACAAATTTGCTCAATGAAAGAAAAATTCAATTCTTAGATATTCCTTTAGCAGAACTGGTAACATTCCAGGCGGAGGGTCCCATCCGAGGAGAAATAGATTTAGCGCCATATATTTTGGGCATGCCACCAGGCTATGAACCAACATTAACAGAGCAGTTATCTTCCGATGTTGAAGTACGCACCAATGCACTTAGAGACGTCAACCCTGCACAAGCAGTGAGTTATTTTTATATTAGTGATTTAATTGATATTATTTTGAAAGGGATCGAAAAGACACTAGTGGACATCAGCGAAGGATCGGTTTCAGTGGGAAGCAGCACTGACGATCCAGAGGGCATTATAACCGAACAACAGATTATGGATGAAAGAGCCAATTATGTTCGCTACTTAGAAAACTTTAAAAAATTCAGGTTGTTGTTGGGACCAATGGAAATTGTGCATACCACTAAGGCGGATCCCGTCACCGGGAAGGGCGGCACCATAGAGAGTAAAATGATATGCATGGGCGATGTTCCCATATCTGTAAGGTATTTTATTGAATGGTTAACTAAAAAAATGTTAAAGAAAGATGAAGCCGTCTATCCGCTTCCCAAATTTTTAAATGATTTGTTTAACGAATTTTTAAGAACCTTCCTGAACAACGACACATGTTTTAGCAACGTTGCCAAACAGTCTACTAAACTAGCACAAGCTTCGCTGACTGCTTATAAAGAAACTGTTGATGGCCCCGATGAAATCACCGCCGCCATACAACGCACAACATATGATGTGCCACTGGATGATGCAACAATGCGCGCAAACAGCGATGCCTGGCGCCAAACTCAATTGTTGGTAGAGCAGGGAGTACTCCCTGCTGATGCAGTAAATGACGATATGATAACCGATGTACGAAGCGTCCCCGCTAAGCGCTTGCGTATCGACCGGTCTGAGCTTTCTTATCCATTATTAAGCATCTCGGGACAACGCGGAACTGCCATCGTCGATCCCGGCTTTGCGAAAGAAATTAATTATTTAGTTTATTTCGCTGCGCGTACCTATCCTACTGAAAAGATGAACGGAGACAAAGACGAAGATCAAACGCGAGGCATTTGGCATTATCAGATAGGAAAACCCACAGGCATCATTAAAAACATTAACTTAACTAAGACTGACGCTCCAGGTCTCAAGGAGGTTCGCTTTGAACAACAAGGATATGATGGGCTTCAACAGTTGAGAGAAATGTATGATGCTAAGATAAGCACATATGCAGATGTAAGTGCTTTTCCCGGCAATTATATATTCATCGACCCTGCAGGCTTTTCACCTAGTGTGAATAGCGAGTACGATTTGACACAATTGGGAGTGGGGGGATATCATATGATTATTCGTTCGGAACACACCTTTGGTCCTGGCGTGGCTAACTCTGAAATTACAGCAAAATGGGTAGCGGAGATAACGAAGCCTGGGTGTGTGGTGCCGAAGCAGGTTGATGAAGAGGACAAAGAAGTTGATTATAGTAAATGCACATTGCCCTCTCGTCAGGCAGCAGCAGCGGAGTCAGGCACATGAGCATTTATAGCGAAGACCCCAAAGCCGAATCGGTGAGCGAACTGTTTTATAAAAAAACTATTTATAATAATGATTCTATAACTTTAGGTTATGACAATTTAGTTGATTTTAATTTTGGAGAAAAGCTTTTATATGGACGAGTGACTCAATTGTTTGTACCTATGGAGACAATGGGCGCCGGAGCCAACATGAAAGCTCTTCCCAACAAGCAGGCTGTAGAGGAGAACGCACAGGTTATTAATTTTGTAGCTGATGCATTCAAGGGGCTCTCGCAAGAGTTTGAGCGCTGCGCGCAGACTAAAAAAATTGATACGACCGATCCTTTTTTGACCACCCTTAAAGTATACAAATCGTATGAAAAACCTCGTGTTCATTACCAGACACACCAAGCTAACTATACTAATGCACTTAAAGGCGCCTTCAAGGCGAAAAATGTGCACCTTGAAAATTTTGAACAATTCATAAAAGAACTCACAGCAGCACTGGAAGGTGCAGTCGGCACCACTCCTTTCACCTATCCCGCATATATCAAAAGTCGCCGCTGCCCTGCTTCTGTTTCCGGCTTGGCAATAGAAATTGCAAATTTGGATCCCAACAACGATAAAGAGAAAATGGAAAAGTTTGTTGAGAGTAACAATTGGGAGTTTTATTTAAATGCGTGCCGCTCTTATGGGTTTATGGTAGATAGACATATCCCTTGGCGCCTCGTTGCTGATATCGGCTCTTCCCCTATGATTCAATATGCCAGCGCTTATGGTTCTAATTCAACTCCCAAGGTGTTGGGGACCTATTATATGCCGGCTTATAATTCGTACTATCACACCTTTAAAGGCCAACTGTTAACGATATATAATAGAATTAAGCCGAAGTATATTAGAAAAACCGATGAATGTAACGGCAAGACAATCAATATCACCATTCGCCCCGCTGACTATACGCCAGCTTACTTGAATCTTAAGTTTTCAGAAGAATTTTTTTTAGAAACGTATTTTAAGATTAGATTCATGGAAGAAGAATCGCAGTTTTCACCCGAAGAGAAGCGGTTGCTTGTGGACGACTTGTTAGAAATCAACAGAACACACAGCGCAATGAAAGCAGTTGCACAATTTGAACGAATTCTTAATAAACCATTTGACTATCGTGGCTCTTTGAGTTATATTATAAAGAGGAAAAAGCTTTTAGAAGCTACGGAGTAAATTTGTTTTTCCAAACGCTTGATGACAAAAGAGAATGCGTTGGCGTGTATGCCAATGGCAAGTTACATTTTGATGAGATTCCGACAGGGCTTACCAAAACGTGGAGATATACTGGTTCCATTGTTGAGCCGGGTATTGAATATGCATGGCTGTATGCGCAAGGGAAAACCTTACAAGAGGCATGCCCCGAAGAACTTCAAGCAGACTTGGAGAGAGCCCAAAAGAGATTCAATGCTTATATGAAAGCCTTTAAAATTGGTAAGATTGACATGCGTCATCATTGCTTTTTTGACTTAGTGCCTGAAAATTTTTTAATGGAATTTTGCGAGATTAAGAACAAGGTCACAGAACACGTATTTAAGACTTATGAAAAGCCAACGAATTATGATCTGCTTGAGGGATCCCATCGACTTCTCCATAAGATAAAATATCAAAACCTTAATCTTAATAAAGAAGGATGTCGAGAACTCTATTATTCATCCCGTGGACGCAGCAAAGCCAACGAGCTTATGAAAAATTACTACTACGTAGACTACAACCTGTTTGGCACGGTCACAGGGCGCCTTACCACCTCTCCAATTTCGTTTCCCATGCTCACACTTAAGAAAGAATTTCGTAAGCTTGTAAAGCCTCACAACGATTGGTTTATTTCGCTTGATTACAATGCGGCCGAGCTTAGAACGTTCCTTCATTTGATGGGAGAAGAACAGCCAGAGGAAGACGTCCATGAATGGAACGTTAAACATGTATTTGGAGGAAAACAGGATCGCGAGACAGCTAAGACTTTATTTTTTGCATGGCTTTACAATCCCGAATCAGATGCTATCAAAGCGGATCAATATGATAGAAAAAAATTGCTTGACAAATGGTATGATAATGGATATATTAAGACACCATATGGCAGAGAGATTTTGGTTGACGAGAGAAAAGCTTTAAATTATCTGATTCAAAGCACAACCTCAGATCGTGTTTTAAGCAGGGCAATTGAGATCGATAAGCTATTAGAAGGGAGCAACTCTTTTGTTTCCCACATTGTACATGATGAAATTGTAATAGACTTAGACGACAGCGAACGACAAATGCTTCCCACTCTCAAAGGGTTGTTTGAAACTGATAATTTCAAAGCTAATGTGAGGGCCGCCAAGAACTATTTTGATTTTGAAGAGTTAAAAATATGATTTCGATAGTAGGACTCGGCACTGCTGCTTCTAGGATTGCCGAGAAATTCGCAGTGCTCCCACAATATAATGTATATTGTTTAAACAATAGTGTCAAGCGCACATCTAAATTTAAATTTAAATTAAAAACATATGAAACTCCAGAAGAGCACGAAAATAATGTGCCAGATGTTAGAAAGTTTTTTAAAGATGCGGACGAGCGAATACAATTTTTTGTAATGGGTGCATCTCTGAGTTCTAACTATAGTTTAGGGATCTTAGAGCAACTCAAAGATAAACAAATCGATCTTGTTTATGTTAGACCAGATGTGGACTTATTAACAGGCATACCCAGGTTAATGGAAAACGCTACCTTTGGCATTCTACAGGAGTATGCACGTTCGGGATTGTTCAACAGCATCACATTAATTTCTAATTTAAAAATGGAAGAAATTGCTCACAACATTCCTGTGAAAGAATATTATGACACTCTCAATAACATGATTCATTCTACTGTTCATTATATAAATTATTTTGAGCACAACGAACCTGAAATTGGAGTGCTAGCAAAGCCATCTGAGATTTGTCGGGTCCAAACCTTTGGAATATTGGACATGAAAAAACTTGAAGAAAAATGGTTCTTTGACCTTGACATCGACAGAGAGGTGTGTTATTATTTATGTATAAATAAAGAGAAATTAGAAACAGATGGAGGCTTGCATCGGAGAATGGTTACGATGCTAAAAGAAAAACCTCACAATGCCTATAGGAAGCTTTCTTATGGGATCTATGAAACCGAAACAGGTAAAGACTTTGGGTTCTGCGTTGCCCGCACTAACGTAGTACAAGAAACTCTTGACAAGCTAGAGCAAGAGTGATATATTAGATATCAAGGAACGCTTGATATACTATAGTCATACTAATAAGGAGAAAAAAATATGACAATTGACATGGAGCTAATGCGCCGCAAGCTCGCATCATTGCGCGGCGAAAACACTGACAATGGGAACTCTCCCTGGTTTAAACCAGACGAGGGCGACACGGATATCCGCATCGTGCCTACAGGCGATGGCGATCCGTTGAAGGAAAAGTTCTTCCATTATAATGTAGGGAATCACAGAGGTGGTGTGATGTGTCCAAAGCGAAACTTTGGCGAAGAATGCCCCATCTGTGAGTTTGCTTCTTCGTTATGGCGCGAAGGAGTTGACAACAATGATGAGGAAAGCAAGAAGCTTGCTAAGTCTCTCTTCGTGAGAACTCGGTATTTCTCTCCAGTGGTCGTTCGCGGCCGCGAGAATGAAGGAATTAAGGTATACGGCTACGGTAAGACCGCATACGAATTGCTTCTGGGCTATATCCTTGATCCAGAATATGGTGATATCACAGATGCAACGGAGGGAACTGATATTACTTTAACATACACCAAGCCCACCAAGCCTGGTGCCTACCCCCAGACGAGTCTCAAGATGCGTCGTAATACTTCATCCCTCCTAGGTGATACAGAGGCGATTCCCGCCCTTCTAGATCGCATGCCGGATTTTGATGATCTTTTCGAACGTTTAAGTTCGGTACAAGTAGACGCAATCCTCGATGAACAACTTTCTAATGATGGTTCCGCAGAAAGTCGTTCATCTGAGACAGCCAAGTATGCTCCCTCTGATGGTAAAAATGAGGTTGATCGTGCTTTTAATGAGTTAATGAGTGGCTAGTAATAAGTAGACTCTTGGGAGACCGAAAGGGCGCCTCGGTCTTAAATATATGGCGCCCTCATTTTTTAAAAAAGTTATTGACATTTAAAATCAAGGTGTTATAATAAAGACATCTTCAATAGAAGATAAGTACAAAATCTCTATCGCTGCGGCACTTGAGATTTTTAGACATTAACCGGCGTTTCGCCAAAAGGAGATTATTATCATGTCAAATGTACAAATTGTAGCCACCCAACAGGCTTATATTGTTGGATCACCCACCCGTCCAGGTTTCAACGGACAGGGAATTATTGACCTGAATGACTTTACTGGTCTACACCCTACTGAGTTTGAGGACTGTACCTTTTCTCATTTTGAGTTTCTTGATTTAAACACAGTAAATCTTGATACTGAAAACTTTGCCAACCTTGGTATTCGTGAGGATTTTGAAGGAATAGATGGCAATCGAATTGATGAACTTGAAGTTTCATTTGAGAACAATGGTTTTGAAACCGTTGATTGGCCACCAAGTCGCGACAGTAACGGTGAATGGATCGACGGTCGTGGGCGCGCCCAAGCAGCTATTAATCGCAAGGAGCGATGGCTGCCAATTGCAGTTTATGATTGCGAAAATGCATCAATCAGCAACACTGTAACCAATGGTATCAAAGGCAACCTTGGTGGGCGACCTTCAACCAAAGCGGGCTATAGAGATATCGTTACTGCTGGCGTTCACTTAGTGAATGCGGGCGAACTAGACGCGGATCGCCTTAGCGATATCAATAATTGGCTCAAAAAGCGTCTTGAGTTGTGGCGCTACTTTAAGCCGGATTTGATTACGAAAATGAGTAATTCTATCATTGAAGAAAGCACACGCGATGAGTCTTTAATTCTTCGCAAGAAAACCAATGCTTGGCATTCATGGATCGAGCGTAATCTTAAGCTTGATCGCAATAAGAACGAGTACGTTTTGGTGAATGCTTCCGAGAAGTCTTACGACACCTACATTCAACGCGTCTGGTGCGAGAGTATTTTGCCAGCCATTGTCGAGGGTACCGATCCGGTAGATATTATTTTCTACACTAGTGTGTATCGCCCGGGCGAAGCTCGAAACGGACTAGCTAAATCAATTAAAAAACTGGACAACCTTTACAACATGTCGTTCAGTTTAGTTGAGAGTCAGCTTGCGTCGGTCAACGTTGATTTGGATGCATTTTTGAAAGCGACCGGGAAGCAACTCGATAGCAGCAATAAGCCATATAACATCATTGGTGCGTGTCCACAGATTGTGGCTAGTCATGATTATGAAAGTGGCGAACTTGTTGATGTGGATAATTACTAATGAAAACTCCACTGCGTTACCCTGGCGGTAAATCTCGCGCAGTTAAGACGATAATGGAATTCATTCCCGCAGACTGTGGGGAGCTTTGCTCCCCCTTTCTCGGGGGTGGTTCTGTTGAGTTAGCTGTGGCCGAGAGAGGAACGAAAGTTCGCGCCTACGACATCTTTAAACCTTTAGTCTGGTTTTGGGAATCTCTACTGAGTACACCGCACCAACTAGCCGAAGCAGCCGATAGCTATCGCGTCTCGCATCCGGATTATTTATTGCGCAAGTCGCGCAAAGACGAAGAGCTTGTTCCAGTACGAGGGCTACTGAAGGATGAGTTCCACAAACTGCGAGAGGAACTTCGTACTGAGACGACTCACTCTCTGCAAAATGCAGCCAAGTTTTATGCGATAAACCGAAGCAGCTTTTCAGGCGCCACCTTCAGTGGAGGCTTTTCAAAGCGCGCCTCCTACGCACGTTTTACCGACTCGTCAATTGACAGGATTCGAAACTTCAAGGAGCCAAACCTAACAGTGGCACAGGCACACTTTAAAGATTCGATCCCTAAGCATCCGGATGCATTTTTATATCTCGACCCTCCCTATATGCTAAAGAAAGAATACATACCAGAGCATGCTGATGAAAGAACTGGCAAGCTTATTGATGGATACTGGATGGATAGAGACAGGCTTTATGGAAAAGACGGAGACCTACACTCATCATTCGACCACAAAGGCTTGCATGATATTTTGACACAGAGAAAAAACTGGGTTCTTTCTTACAATGACTCTCCAGAGATTAGGGATTTATATAAAAATTATAAAATCGTTGACGCTGAATGGGCTTATGGCATGAAGAACGTGAAACAAAAGAAAATGGGTTCTTCATCAGAGATACTAATTATAGGGTGATGCAAATGAAACC